TTTATTATGCCTAATGGTGGCAAGGTTGTAAGTGCTTTGGCTGCAACGCTAAAGAGCTTGCGGGAGGAACGTGGGATAAAGCAGGAGGGACTGGCGGAGACCCTGGGCCTCAGCCAGTCGGCGGTGAGCGGATGGGAAAAGGAGAACAAGGTCCCCGAGGTGGAGACGCTCGTACGCCTAGCGGACCTTTACGACGTAGACCTTCGCTGGCTTGTAACGGGGGATGGGGTGCGCGACCGGCGTGACCCTCCCGTGGCAGCAATTCGCCTAGAGACTATCCGGCTGATTGCTGCTCCTGCGTTTGACGCAACAGAACCAGAGGCGCATGCGATGCTGGACGCCGCGCGTCGGCTGGCCTCATCGGACACAGAAGGTGGGGGTACTCGGACAGCAGAGAGTTGACGGCACGCGGCCCGATATTCCTGGCGACGAGCCCACGGCGCGTGTCCAGATCAAGGTCGACTGCGTCACCTGCGAGTAGATTGTGCTCGGGGATGGCTTCAACGACACGGAATCTCATGGGGGGATTTCCTTTGGCCGGCCGAAGGTCCAGCGCTCGCTGGAAGGGGGTCCTCGGGGCGGTGCCAAGGGTACGTACTAGGCGGCCCGAATGCAAGCCGAAGCACTGTTGCGCAGACAACTAAACCGAGACTGCGGTCTCACGACACCGTAAAGGGAGGAAGCATGCGTATCGCCGCCGTCGTGCTCTTGGTTCTGCTAAGTTTCTCGCCCATGTCAGCCCTGGGCCAATCGTCATCGTCGGGCGGCGCTGTTTCGCGTGGCGCGGATCGTATTGCCCAGGCCCTGCGAGACGCCGCCGAAAGGCGACGGCAACAGGACCTCATTGAACTAGAGAAGATGCGCGCTGAGTCGGACCGAAACCTCAGCGAGGCGCAGGCCGAACGTGCCCGGGCTCAAGCCGAGGCCGCGCGCGCCTTGGCAGCAGCAGCGGTAGCGAAATCCACCGGCAAAGAGAAGGGCGAGACAGAAGCGAAGATGTGGGACGCGATGGTGGAGCTCCTGCGTATTGAGTACGAAACAACACCCGAGTACGCCCAACTCCGGGAGTGGCACGCACAGATCCAGGACCGGGTGGGCCAAGAGGCGGCAAGTCAGTTCTGGCGAAGTGTGCAGGTCAACTTCGACGAGTATGTAAATCGGCGTTTCGCGCAGCTCGCGCCGAACCCATAGCCATCTTCGGCCGCCTGTCGGCTATTCCAGCGAACCCAAGTCAGCGTCCCAGCAGCTCGTCAACCGAAGCCTCCAGCACGTCGGCCCATAGGTCCATGACGGCGGGAGACATGCCCGTTGCATCCGCAACCTCCGCAACCTTCGTTCTAAGGCGCGGGTTATCGGCGGATTCGGTATCTGCAACTTTAGACGACGGATTCGGGTTGACGAAAGCAGGGTTCTCGGCGTCATCATTGAAAGGTTGCGGGAAGGCGATCGCTTCTATTGAGCGGACGGCAGGCGGTCCTTAAATTGAAGCATGGAAGAAACGAGCTTGACCGGCGGGTGTCTTTGTGGTTGCGGCGAGCCAGTCAGGGCCGGCAAGCGCTATCGCTCGGGGCACCACCTCAAGCAACGCACAATCGCCTACCAAAAGCGCGACGTTGCGATGCAACAAAGGGCGGCCAGCGGCGCTACGGTAGAACAGCTCGCGGCCGAATACGGCTTGCACCCGGTCACGGTGCGCAACGTCGTTGGCCCGGTGCAGGCCAAGAAGAAGGTCGCCAAGGTCGCCTGGGTCGCCGCGTCTAAGCTTCCCCGTCCCCGCAAATGTCAGAAGTGCCGGAGGCTGGGTAGTCGAATCGACGCCCACCATAGCGATTACGACCGCCCGCTGGACGTGCGCTTTCTTTGCCGAAGCTGTCACATGAAGGCGCACCGCCGACGCCCTGGCGGCATAGCTGAGAGCGTGTCGGATAAGTCGCGGCGCACGAAGTGGTTTATGGCCGATCTGCGAGCCCGGAAGATCCAACGTGAAAGCGCGGGACTCGTTTGGTACGGAGGGGACGTCTAATGACGTCGGGGCACCGCGAACCAAGGCCAACCCAGCACGCACGACCGGCCAGCATGAAAACTCGAAGCATCTCCGACTACCAGCCACCTAACCTCAACCGCGCACTCACCCGTCCAGCCTCCCCCAAAAGCAACCCTAAGACCTCAGCCAAGCTTCCTAGCTCCAGAACACCAGAACACCACAAGCTCGGAAGCCAGCAGTCAGCAGGTAACGGAGGATGGGCGGAAGGGCGTACGTGGCCCGCAGGAGCATTCCGCTAGACCGTGGGCGCCCCGCGCGCGGCTGACGTTCGCGCCGAACTCTCAGCTAGATCCCCCAACGAAGTAGAGCCAGTCAGGCCGTACCACGGCGCACCGCAAGGTGGTTGGCCTGGCGCCGGCAGGCCCAGCACCTGCCTGCCCGAACACTCCGAAATAGTCGTGCAGCTCGGTCAGCAAGGCGCTACCCGCGCTGAAATGGCCTACCACTGCGGCCTAAGCGACGTCCAGACGCTGGGGGATTGGGCTAAAACGCACCCAGATTTCGCCGCCGCCTTTGCGCATGCCAGGCTCGCTTCCTTGGTTTGGTGGACGAAAAAGGGGCGCGAGGGCCTGCACGACGAGTTCAAGGGCCGGAAGTTCAATGATCGCCAGTGGCAGTTCATGGTCCGCAACCTATTCCCGGACGAGTGGCGCGACGAAAAACACTTTGCGGTACAAGGGATTCTCGCCAATCTGGACATAGGTGCCCTCCCTCCGTCGGTGGTCGCTCGCATCGCCTCGGGCACGGCTCCGCTGGCTGCCATGCTCGAGGCCGCAACCGAGCTGGCGCAGCTGCCGGCAGGTGAAGAGCCCGAGCCGGTCCAGGATGCGGAAGTGGTGGCAGAGTAGGGCGAAATGGCCGCGTCCCACCGTATACATATACATATAATGACAGTGCATGACTTCGTGGCACCATCCCGCAGGCAATCACCCCACCTTGCAGTGAGCCGACCAAACACGTTGCAGCAGTAGGGCTTTCCGCGATACCTACGCTGCATACTTCGTATAATGGCGATCATGTAAAGCTGCGTTATTCGTTGCGGCAGTAGGCATATCTGCGCGTCAAGATTATGCAGACTGGCTCTCATGCTGGGTATCTATGCACGGTCACGTAATCGCTGACTTTGTCTCCCACTGGGAGACACGGACGCGCGCGGCTCCTGCGTCCGGCCACCTGACCAGCCACCAACCAACCGAGGTCCAGCCCCCCAGGCCCCCCGGCAGGGACCGCCCCTCCACGATCGGCCTTGCGAGCGAACGGACGCCACGTTTCGGCTTCATGCGTGGAACTCAGATTGCGAGCGAACGGACGTTGGCGGCGGACCTTCACGCGACATTTTCGCCGCTTTGTAGCGCGCACCGGAGGACGCTCGCACGACGTTCTTGACCTGACGGGCGGGTTTATATCACACTATGCACCATGAAACGCGGTACAAGCTTTCGGATTTCAGACGAGGGACTAAGGCTCTTGGCGGAGTTGGCCAAGAGTATGGGGATCAGTCAGGCATCGGTCCTGGAGATTGCGATTAGGCTATTGGCGAAACGAGAGGGGGTGGAGTGAGCGACCTGTATTTTATCGTGGACGACGAAGCGCGAGCGGTGAAGATCGGGAAGTCGGACAACCCAGCGGGCAGGTTGGCGCACTTCCAGACCGGATCGGCGAGGCGGCTGCGACTTGCCTTGGCGGTGAAGGAAGCTGGGGAGCTGGAGTCTTGGCTACATCAGGTGTTTGGGGCCAATCGGTTGGATGGCGAGTGGTTCAAAAACGCAGGCTGGATAAGCTGCTTACTTGAGGCCCGCATCAGGTACTTCGCTGAGGGGGACGGCCCGCTCCGCAAGGTGGACTTCCTTCGGTGCATGGCCGTCGGAATGCTCGAATCGCTAATGCCGGGTTCGGAACCCGGAGACACTGCATCCTGGGATCGGGGGGCGTGGGAGGATGCGATAGCGTGGCGCCAACTCGTTGCGGTTGATTTCGCCGTCGCGGGCGAAATGTTAAGCGACCTGGCGCACAGGGCGGTCGGCGAGCGCTTGCCGTTTCCGAAGATCGTGACGTGTGCCGAGGGCGATGTGCATTCTGACCGGCTGGCGCGGTCGGAGGAGTCGCTTCGTGAGATTTGTCCTCCGGCATTCGCGCCGCTACTGGGCCTAACTGATTTGCCGACCCGGGTTTTGACCGAGACCGTGGCCCAGTAACCCCGGTACCCGGGTCTCTGGATTTTTAGCTACGCGCGAGGGCGCGGGAGGAAAGAATGAGACCAGACGATCCCTGCATCATCTGGCGAGACGATGGGACGGAGGAACTGCTTTCCGTCGTCTCAAACGTGGGCGGGGGGATCACCATTCGGTACATCTCGTTTGGTCCATCTGGGCACGGGATTACCCACATACCTGGCTACGTTCCGCCGGAGGCTGTCATCCCCCTGTACGAGTATCTGCGAAGGGAGATCAGTCCATTATGGCGCTCGGTGCAGTGATGGCGCTCGCCCGAAACGTGCCCCGGCGCATCGGGGATTATCTACTTGACGCAGCGGGGACGGTCTGCGTATGATGGCCGCGCGGGAGGCGTGGGACCATCGAATCTCAGCCGCCCTTGCGGGGGCAGCGGTGTCCTTTAGCGTGGCGTTCCTAGCTCAGTTTACCGATAGGCAGATAGCCATACTCGGGGCCGTGACCGGGGCGTTGGCCCTGCTTCCTATCATCGTATCCATTTTCCGCCGCATACTTCTGCCCTGGTGGTACTCCTGTCTTTCTTATCGTTGCACGCGGTTTTGCCGAGCCCGGCTAGCGACAGAGTTCGCGCCTATTGCGGCCGCCCCGATTCAGACCATCACGTCGCTGGAGACCATACCAATTGGCCAATCGGGGTTCTTAATAGAACTGCGTCCAAAGGAACCCATAGAGGTGGACGGCTACAATGTGCGCTTTGTGTGGTCAAAGACAGAAAAGGAGGGGTCCCCGTCTGTTTCTGTCGGCATTGTTGCAGTCCTAGATACAGCAGTCCATCGCTTGGATGGACAGAAGCTTATTCGTGGCGGCCCCGAGTTAGATAAGCGTGGCGGCTGTAGTTTTACTTTTTCAGAGACCACCACGATTCCTGCGTACACATCCCACATTTACCGCGTAATAGTCGAGGCCAAACAACAGTGGTGGGGAGGGTATTTAAGCTTTCGTTTCAACATCAAGGGCTCGACTAAGCCGTACTTTGTGCGCTTGCCAGCCTGCACACTACGCAGTGAGTTCTGAATAGGTGAGTGCGTCGGTTGTCATGATGCGCCTGAGGGTGTCGCGGAAAATGTGCTCATTGTCGCGGTTATTGAAACGCCACTCTAGCTCGTCGAGGTAGGAATCAAGGTGCTTCACGCTGACTTTGTGGAACGCTCCGATAATGGAACGCTTCAAGAGACTCCAGACACCCTCGACGCTGTTCGTGTGAACGTCACCAACGACCCATTCCTCGATGCTATGTGTCACGGTCGCATGCACGGTGTCATGGTCCCCGATGCCGATATACGACTTCAGCTCGTCCGTGTAGATCGCCTCCGCTTCGTCCTTGACCGTCTCGCGGATGAAGTTGTGCAGGGTGTGCTTACGGATATTGGGGATGCGCTCCAGCCGGATCATGCCGTTACGCTGGACCGCGCCAGCGACCCACGTCTTGCCCTCGCGGTTGCCGGTGCCGACGCCCCGGCGCTTCCCGCCGACCAGCGTCTCGTCAACTTCAACGACACCGAACAGTGTCGGGCCGGTAAGCTGGTCGTTGCCCATTGCTTCGCGGATGCGGTGGCAGAGATACCAAGCGGTTTTGTAAGCCACGCCGAGCGTCCGCTTAAGCTGATTCGCGCTGATGCCCTTCTTGCTCTCGCACATCAGGTAGATCGCCAGGAACCACTTGAACAACGGAAGGTGCGAATCGTGCATGATCGTTCCTGCCGTAACCGTGAACTGGTAGCGGCATGAATTACATTCCCATTTGTCGTACTCGCGAAGCTCAGAGACGGACGTGTCGCCGCAGCGAATGCACGCAACGCCGTTCGGCCACCGGATGCGCTCCAGTGCTTCGCGGCACTTTGTATCGTCGCCATAGTGTTCAATCAACGAAACGAGATTGAGGTTGGCTTTCATGGCTCAGGCACCCAAGAAGCGGAAGAAGCTGCCGAAGGACATAGCGGAGCGGTCGGACCACGACATCATGGAAAAACTGTTCGGCAAGCGCGTCATGAAAGAAGTAGACGCGATAGTCAAGGAGCGCTCGACAGAGAAGAAGCCGAAGGAGAAGAAGTGACCGATCATGACTAATAATAAGGCCGATCTGTCCCTTCGTCAAGTAGATTATCCCCCTTCTTTAGGACGGCAGTGCGCGCGTCCAGGGCATCCGCGAGGCGACTCATCCCAGACCGGACCACAGCTCCCGCACCAATCCCCGAAAACGCCGACAGAACCGACAGTTGCCAATAGTCGCGGATAAGTGCGAGGGTCCACATCAGAGCCCCCGTAGCGACGCCGATAGCAAGACCGATAAGAGGCCCCGCCCACCACTTGATTGCCCCCTGCCATCGGGGCGGAATGCGGTCCCATGTAGACCAGATCGAATCGACGAACTGCCACCGTCCCCAAAGGGATCCAAGCCATTTGTTAGCCATGCCCCCCAAGGTAGGGGCCAACTATTTAGCCGTGCAAGTGCGCTATATTCCCGCATTAGATTAATACGGGGCCGCTGCATTGGCAGTTGAAATGGCGGGCTCAAGGTATGCTTTACCTGGCCCCATCTCCGCAGCGACCTCAGCCCAAGTCCTAGCCCCTAGCAGTTGATCTGCTGCCCCCCAGCCTTCTTCAGGGAGATACGCAGAGCAGAAGAAGTTGGAGTGCCGTTCTTTTCCCATCCAACTTCAGCCGCGTCGTATTCTACGCTCGTAATGGTCGTGGGGGTGGGACCGTTAGTGACTACGAGCGTGTCCGGCGGTGGCACGCGCTCACCCCGCCCCCTTCGGTTTTGTAAGAATTTCTCGTACACGTCCCCCAGGCGCTTTACGGCTAACGTTGGGGTCTTACCCGACGTCCCACATCCGGGCAAAGCCCGGAGTTGGGCGCGGTAAAGGGTGCGCCTTTGGGTTTTGTCCACCAGGATTTCCACCTGGTATCCACCCAACGATACCACGCCTATGACGGGCATATGGGCGGACGCGTGGGCCGCTACAGACTGCTTCGCCACCGGTCTCTTTCCCTTCTTCTGATCGTCCTACCTCGCCCCAATGGCGCCAATCAAGGCTCACCCTGGGCCATCGTCATACCCAACACCCGGTCGATTAGGTCCACAGCCAGTAGTATACTGGCCCTGTCGATGTCCTCCGAGCAAGGGAGTATGAAGGACTCCCTAAGGTGCGGATGCCAAACCTCGCGAGAGTCGAGATCAACCGAACTGTTGAGCGGACGGACGTTTAGCGCACATCTTGAAGGCGCGCAACCCTTCGTGAGGGGGGGTTTGAGGGCGACGTTGTTCGGGGAACTGGACAGCGTTTAGCGAGTGGTCGGCCGGGAGCCGCTGCCCAAGAGTCCCGGCAAACTTCCCTCAAGGGGCCGCGTGAACTTCACCGAAGTCGCTCACACCGAACGTGGTAGCAGGATGTGGGTCGCGTCACTTTCGCGTTCCATGCTCCCCGATAGCGGCGTGCTTTCGCTGGAGCACGACGGACCGCCTGGTCACGTTGAGCTGTGGTGGGGGCCTGTAACTCGCGTGCAGCCGGGCGACAAGATTCGCTGCTTCCCGACGTCGATGGGGATCATGGTCGAGGCGGTCGAGTCCGACGAGATCCCCCCCCCCTTTCTGCCGCCTCCTGCGTAGATGAAGGCGAAGGCCGTCCAGCAGCTTCTTCCACCAGAAGTGCTGGCCCGCCTTTCCCCTGAACTCCAGGCCCAGTGGAGGAAAGCCATCTCGCCTGAGACCATTCAGGCACTCGCCAAACTGTCCGCTCCCGAACATCAAAAAGAAGTCCAGATCCAAAGCCAAGCCCTCATCGAAAAGCGGAAACAAGAAGGCACATGGACTGGAGGCATCCAAGCTCATACGGCCTACCAGAAGAAGCCCGTCGAGTGGATCGTCAAATACTTGGGAGTGCCAGAGAACACGATCCGGTGGAGCCTGAATCCGGAGTACCAGAACTGCTCATGCGACACGGAGATTTGCAATAGCAAGACCCGTGAAGCGACGAGCGGCGCGCACGTCTGGGATGGGGACAGGGACCCGCTCGTGCTCGCGCTGGAAACCATCGCGGCGGGCGGCAACGTCGCGGTAAGCGCGGCAACGGGAACCTCCAAGACGTTCACACTCGCGGCGTGTGGGGGCCTTTGGTTTCTGGCGTGTTTTGAGAACGCCATCGTCCCCACACTTGCCCCGCGCGAGGACCAGCTCCTTCTCAACATGTGGAAGGAGATGGGAAAGATGTTCGCGAAGTTCAATCGCCTATTCCCGGCCGCCACGATGGTCTCTGGCAAGCTCCGGATGCTTGACGGCGAAGGCGACAAAGAGGTGTGGGCCGCAACGGCGGTAACGGCGGGTGTGGACGCTGACGAAGACATTGCCCAGCGTCTCAAGGGCATCCACGGCGCGGACATGTTCTGGGTCATTGAGGAGCTTCCGGGTGTCGTGCCCGCCAAGCTAAAAACCATCATCAATACGGCCACGGGCACGCACAACCCGATCATGGGGCTGGGCAACCCGGAGAGCCAGCACGACACGTTGGCCCAATTCGCAGCGCGCCCCTCCGTCCGCGCCATCCGCATTTCGGCATACGATTACCCGAACGTCGTGGCCAAGCGCGACATAGTGCCCGGCGCCGTCTCCACAAAGAGCATCGCAGAACGCCTCGAAGATGCCAGTGGGGACACGACAGACCCGATGTTCCTCTCGCAGGTACGGGGCATCGCGCCGAGCCAGTCTCGCAGGGCCATGATCCGCTGGGATTGGTGTGAAGAAGCGGCCAAGAAATGGGGCGACGAAAAGTTGAGGGCCGGGCCACTGGCTCTTGGGGTGGATGTGGCCGACTCACCCACTGGAGACAGGAGCGCAATATCCCGTTGGCAGGGCGCGGTCTGTACTGAAGTCGAGACTTTCCACGCCGAGGACGCTTCCGAAGTCGGGCGCATTGTCCACGCGGAGATTACCAACCCAGACGCGCCCATTGATCCGAGGTACGTCGGTATTGACGCGGTGGGCGTTGGAGCAAGCGCAGTCAACGAGCTCAAGCGGCTCGGAACACGGGTGCGGCTGATCTCGGGCGGTATGCGTGCGATCCCCAGCGTGGACCACGAAGCCCTTTGGGCCGAGACGCGGGAGGAGGACGGCAAGGTCCGTCCAGCCGGACCCACCGTCGTTGAGGCAGAGCGGTACGCCAACCAGCGTAGCGCCGTCCTCTGGCGTCTACGCGAGGATATGCGATTGGGCAGGATCGGCCTACCGAATGACCGCAGGCTTTTTGAAGAACTGACCGTCCTCGAATACGAGCTACAGAACGGAAAGATCGCGGTCGTCGAAAAAAAGAAAATCCGTGCGTTGTTGGGACGATCACCGGACGCATCCGACGCCGTGGCCTATGGCAACTACGCCCGCCGCAGGGCTCCGCTCCGCACCAAATCCGAGGGCAAGCCGCTGGTCAACGCCCCCGGCATCGACAGGGGCCTCGAGCGGTTACTCGCCACCCGTCAGAAACAGCAGCTCGCAGAGGACAAACGAATCCGTCGAATGCTCGGGAACCGGGCGAGAGCGAAGCGGAGATGACCGGCAAGCCTCCGCTGGAGATCGACGTCACCGCGATCGACGTGGGCACGCAGCTCGTACTCAAGTACGGCAGTGGACGGGAGGCGTGCCGCTACACCGTCGAGAAATTGGTGTGGAACCCGTCCGGTGAATATACCGGCAAGTTCATCATCGTCGCTGGCGATTTACGGCAGTTGCCGCCATGACTTGGCCCTTCGTCCATCGCTCTGCTTACGACCTGCTGGTCGCGAAGGTTGCCGTCTTCACGTCCGACGCGGTGCGCACGCGGGCGAATATCGAGGCGGCACGCTCCGAAGCCGAAGCCCACCGTCTGCGTGCTGAAGCGTTGAACGAGCAACTGACGTTCCTCCGCGAGCAGAATGAGAGGCTGGTCGATTCGTTGACGCGCATGAATCGCGTCGAACGAGGCATGGGTGAGATACCGAGAGAGCCACGTCCGCCGATGGAACCAGCCCCCGTAGAATTACTGGAGTACTGGGACAGTTTCGGTGATCCCAGAACTAGCAAACGTCTGCGAGATGAAGCGTTCCGCGCTCACGCCAAAGGCAAACACTGGAGCGTGATCCTGATGGAAACGTTTCCCAATGAGGAGAATGGATCGTGACGCTCAAAAAGAAGGCGCCACCGCAGGCCATGTCCCAGCGAGCTGTGCGCGAAGGGCGGTTCAACGAGACGCTGGAGCGCATGAATAAGGATATGGGCCAGAAGGTGGCCCGGTCGATGGCGCAGTTCTACATCAATTCAGTAAAGCCGTTGGAGGACAAGATTTCTGAGCAGTCTGGCTTCGTTGATTCACTGCGGGACGGCGAGATCCACGTCGTGCGACGGCTTTACGAGCTGGAAGACCGCGTGGCTTACATGTCACTCCCCGTTTGGCAACGCGCCTGGATTCGGCTTCGGCACGCATGGGACGGGTCGCTGCCCAGCATCTTTTTCCTGCGTTCCACTTGGAATCGGCTGTCTCCAAGTGGAGACAAGGTCTGGGAAGTCTCAACCAAGCCCACGGAGCCCAATGCGCCAGAAGCTACCTGAATCTGCCGAGCGTCTCGTCCAATACCTGCTGGACAAGTTTCAGGGCGGATTCTCGGGCGAGTTCTACATCCGTGCCCACGAAGGCGGTGTGAGAGAGTTCAAGGAGACTACGAGCCCCGCGCTGCCAACGCTCGAAACAAAACCTTGACCTGTCCGCCTAGTTGCAAGTAGGCTTTCACTAGCAAAAGTCTAGCAGAGCCCGGATTGCTGTCCGGCCCCGCCTTTGGCGGGACCCCTGAAGCCCCGGCACCTACATGGTGCTCGGGGTTTTTGCCGTTTAGGAGCCTGATTGCCGCAACAGACGCTTACGCCTCTCTATTCGGGCGCACAGGCGCCGGGCCAAGCCGTCTCCCCAGTTCCCAGCCAAAACCAAGCCGACCGAGCCGGCGCAGTTAGCGGTCCAGCCGACGCTAAGCTGGTTCTTGATGCCCACCGCACGGGCATCCGCCTCCGTCGTGAACGCGACCTGCTCTCTGAAAAGCTGCTGCTCCATATCGACGGGTCGGGCGACTTCCAGTGGGCGGACATCTTCAAGGGCTCAGTAGTCGAAATCCCGCGCAGCGTCTCGGAATTCAGGAAAACCGAGAACGTGCTGCGGTTGATCGTCGACAACGCGGTCGCGCACCACGTCACGATGCCGCTCCGCTATTTCGTGGAAGCGCCATCCGATCGTAGGTCACGCGAAAAAGCGCTCGTCGATACCGTCTGGGCGAACTACTTGGCTCAGGTTCAGGACCTGAACGGGCTTTTCGCGGAAGCGCTGTATCTGGCGATGAGCGCTGGGTTCTGCCCGGTGCATCGCTATTGGCGTGACGGCGTTGGGCCGGATTGGTTCGAGCCAATCGGCTACGGGGAGATGGCTCCCGGCACCATCGACTGCTTTGTGGGCAATCCGTTCGGGCACGTTTTCGATGTCGTAGGCCGTCGTGGCTTCGTGCGCTGGTCCAGCTACGAAAGGACGCTACCCGCTGACCAAGTGCGTCAAGCGTTCGGTCACATGCCCGGTGTCTCGGAAATTCAAGGCTCCACCAAGATCCCGTCGGCTGCGCTTTTCCAGCGTATTGCGCGCTCGTGGACGAGCTCGGGACTCGGCACCCACGGCTCTCCGGTCATCTCGGGCAGGAATGGTGAAGGCGAAGAGCTCTTGACTGTCATCTGCCGCGAGACCGCACCGGGTGTGTTGGAAGATCCGCGCTGGAGAAAGAGCGGCCGACTGCAAATCATCGCGGTGCCGGGTGAAGCGGACAGCCGCAGGGGTGACACGTCCGGCCACGCGATTTCGCTAGCAGATCAAGAGCTACCAGCCGGCGAATTCTCGTGGTCCAACTTCTGGTCGCATCACCGTGGGGACGACATCCACGGCAAACCGTGGGTCGAGGACCTGGACCAGCTTCAGGTTGACCTGAACATCGCGCTCTCTAAGCGGTGGGAAGCGGTCAATCGCATGGTGGACGCGCCGATCGTCGCACCGGGTGGTGCGATCTCCGAAGACATGATGGACATCGGCGGCTACCAGCTCCTGGAAGTAGAGCCGAGCCTGGCTGCATGGCGTCCGCGCGTGATGGAATGGCCGCAAGGCGTTGTTCCTGCGCTCGATGGCCAAATCAAAGAAATCAGGAGCGCCATGTACACGATGGGCGGCTATCAGGCTGCTTCTCGTGGTGAGGCGCCGGGCTCGAGGATGGCGTACCGCGCAATTCTCGCCCTCCAACAGGCTGATAACACCGTCCACGGTCCCGTCAACATGCGATTCCGTCGCTCAGCCTGCGATTTCATGCGCGGCTGCTGGCGGCAGATGAAGAAGTACGGCGACGTGCCGTGGCTGGTCGAGATGCTGGGCGATGAGCACGGCTATCTGGCCGAACCCTACATCGACAACGCGCGTCTCTCCGATTCGCCGCCCCACTACAAGCTCGTGAACGCATTCGGCTCGTCTCCTGAGCTGCGCGCTCAGGAAGTTCTGGAGCTCATGCAAATCCGTGGCGCGGACGGCCAGCCGTTCCTGTCCACGGAAGACGCACGGCGCCAGTACCCAAACCAGCTCGTCTTCGACACGGCCGGCGACCCGAAAGCCGTGCAACAGCGCAGGGCCAGAACGATCTCGACGCAGATCCATGTGATGGCGAGCCGCTTCAGGGAAGAGACCGGATTCGACGAAACGCAGATGCCGGCCCAGTGGAGACAGCAAGCGCTGGATCAGGCCGGCCACCAGATCGCGTTCGGCGTCTTCGGTCCGGGTGGCGAACTCGTGCGCGAAGGGATCGAGCAGCTCTATCCCCGTCTGCGTGACGACGACCTGGCTGCTCACCTGAGTGCACTTTCCGAGGTCACGCAGGACGAGACGGCTGATCCGTTAGCAAGAAGGGCCGCTCGGTACCGGCAGGATCTCTACTTCGAGTGGCAAGCAATGGGAGCGGGCGGTCCGCAGGCGGGAACGGGACCATCGACAGGTGGACCGCAGGCGGATCCCCGCTTCCCAGGTCAACGCCAGATCGCAGCCGAGATGCAGGCCGGAGGCCAGGGTCCGACGTCGATGGACGCCGTGGAAGGTGGCCAGGAAACGATGATCGCAGCCACTGCACGATGAACCACGAAATGAGGATGGGATGAGCGACGTAGGGATTGAGACTCCAGTAGCTGCGCCGGTTGCTCCAGCGCCGACAGCGCCAGCTCCCACGCCAGTTGCGGCACCCGTCGCGCCGGTCGCGGAAGCCCCCAAGGTCCCGACCACCAAGCGTGAAGCGCGCGCGCAGGTCAACGCAAATCTGCGGGCACAGGCGCAAGAAGGTGCCAGGCAAGCCGCCGCCCGTGTGGCAGCCGCTCAGGATGCCCCGGCGCCTGTCGCCCCAGCTACCCCGGAACCTGTCGCTTCGGCTCCTGTCGCAGAACCCGCCCAGCCGGCCGTTCCCGAGCCTATCGTCGATGCGACGGGCAGGAAGCACGCCCCAGCCGGTACGCCGGAAGCGGGCCAGTTCCTGCCCGGTGAAGTCGAGCCGGTAGACGAGCCAACGCCCGAGCCTGTTCCCGAAGCTCCCAAGGGCGTGCAGGTCCGTCTCGACAAGCACCGTGGCCACCCTGCCCTGGAGGGTATCAAGGCCGAGGCGCTGACCGTTGGGAGTGAGGAGGAAGCCAAGCTTGTCCAGGCACTACTCAATGGCACCTACGCGCGCAGGAACGAAGCCGACGCGCTGAGGGAGCAGATCCGTGAACGCGACCAAGCGCTGCTCGAAGCCCAACAGCGTATCGCGCAGATCGAAGCGGGCCAGGCTGCTACCGAAAAGTGGCAGCGCACGCCCGAATACCAGAGGGCCGTCGAGAAGTTCGAGACCATCCGCGACACGGTAGGCCAGGAGGAAGCTTCGGCGTTCTGGCGAGGCATCCAAGGCGACCTCCGTCAGATGGTCGACTCGGAATACCAGACACGCGCGACCGCGATCCAGGCCGAGCATCAGGCCCGTGATGGTCAGCGCTGGGAAGCCGAGACCCGGCTGTTCGTGGAAGACAAAGTGCCCGACCGCATTCGCATGCTTCCCGACTACGGGAGGTGGTATGCGGAGGAGTTGGACACTTTTGAAATCAAGATCGAGCGGGGTCATTACCCCGATCTAGCCAGACTGCCAGTGAACGAGCGCAGCCAGGCCATGCGCCAGGCGTTTCTCGCTCAACTGAATGCACGCCTCGGTGGAGAGAACTCCGTCAGGGCGCTTGCACGGCAGACGTTGGACGACCGTAGGAAAGCGGACCTAGAAGCGCGGGCCAAAGCTGCCCAGGACACCAAGGCCAGGGCCGAAGCCGAACGCAAAAAGGCCGCTCAGGAGGCGGTGGACGGATTCAAGAAAGAGGCCGCCGACAAGCGGGTAGCCTCTCCGCCTCATCCGATGGGATCTCTCGCGGCGAGTGCGAGGCCGAGCCCGAACGGCACGGCTGCGCCAGAGCCCGAAGACCTGTCAAAACTCACCCAAAACGACCTCCGCAGTCGCGGGAGACAAGCGGCTAGACAAGCTGCTGCCCGCCACTTCGGACCATAGGAGCAATCAAAGCCGCACCTGGGTGCGGTAGGAGATAAAAATGGCCTTGGGCTTCCAGGCCGCGAACGTCGAGGCGATGACCGCGCTTACCGGCCTCACCCACGACATCTTCGTCGGCCAAGTCGTGAATGCTGTGAAGTACACGTCCCCTGCTGCACAGCTATTCCAGGACGCTAAGCCGGGCGAGTACCGGCTTGAGGGACAGGCAATGAAGTTCGCGGTGGACCTGCGCTTCAAGCGGAGCGCGATGGCCACCGACGGCAAGATCCCGACCCATGTGGGTCTGGATGCCGTGCAGGGCTCGATCACACCCGTCCGTCGTTACGACGCGGTTGCGGTGGACAACTTGGTCGAGAAGCAGGCGTCGGGTCCCGGCTCGTTCGAGAATTTGGGCGACAGGCTGTTCGATAAGCTGTGGGATTCGTGGGCGCACATGGAGTGCCAGCACGCGATCGGTGCGTCTTCGGGACTCCTGGCGCAAATCGCTTCGCGCACGTCTTCGATCGTGGTCGTGCTGGATGCAGGCTACGGGAACACGGGCACCAACCCGATCATGCACCTTGCAGAGGGCATGAACATCGCGTGGTACGACGTGTCCGCTGTCGGCATCGGCGGCGCGGCGGCAATCAGCTCAATCAACTACACGACCAACGCCGTCACGGTCAACTCTGCGACCACCTGGGAGCCTTCGGCGTCTCCGACGGATAACGATCTCGTCTACATCGCCACGGACAACGATTCGACCTCCGCGCATTTCATCTCCGAGCGCGGCCTGGCCCCGAACGGACTGGGCACGATCGTCGATCCGTCGGCTGCTGCTACCACGGTTCACGGCATCTCGCAGACCACCTACCAGCGCTGGAAGCCGTATCGCATCGCAAGCGTGACCTGCGACCACATCGAGTTCGCCGAGCACTGGCAGCAGCTCAGCCAGAAGCGCGGTTTCCCCGTCACGCCTGGGACCGACGTGGTGCTCACGTTCCCGTCGGTCGTCGCTCAAGTCGCGCGCTCACTGCTGGGCTACCAGCAGCAAGCGTACACGGGCGGCAACCTCATGGGTGGCTACTCGGGCGTGACCGTGAACGGCATCCCGTTCATGGAAGACGGGAAGTTCTATCACGACGTCGCCATGACGATCCCCAAGCAGAACCTCTACCGCGTGAATCTCGGCGGTGACGCCGATTTCTGGGCAGAGGACGGATCGAAGTGGGCACGTACCGAAGGCTTCGACGGCAAGGACTGCTTCGTCGTGGACTACCTGAACTTCTTCTCGCCCAACCGTGGGTCGTTCGGTGCGCTCACGGGCATCGTGACGGACGTGACAGACACTTCGTGGGAACCGATTCCAAACTACTGATTTAGTAGTCTGCTGTTCATTCTGTGCTTGTGCTGCATGGGTTTGGGGTGGGGACTTCGGTCCCTGCCCCAATACCTAAACAGATGGATTCTGGACCGGGGACGAGGCGAGAACGACTCGCTCAACTCGGCAGACACCCGATGAACGGCGCTTTCGGGCGCAGGAGATAGGGTTAGATGGCCACCGTCAAATTGTACGGGGCTCTCCACAGAAGCTTCCGCAGGGTGCTGGAGTGGGTGAACGACGCGGCTGCGTCGCTCAACGAGCAGCGCACCGACCACGCGACGAATCGCGTCACCATCCTCGAACTCGAAACGCTCGCGGAAGAGTTGGGTGCGGATCACGCAACGTTCAAGACCGCCGTAGATCAGACCGAGACGCTGGTCGAGGAACTGCACGACGATCACGCGACGAACAAGGCGCTGCTGGATGAGGCGTTGTTCAAGCTGGCGTTTCTGGTCCACAGGGATCAGAACAGGTCCACGACCGGCACCAGCCCCGTATTCGCGATCTCAACCAACTTCGACGTAGCGAACACGGAAACCTGTGCCTTCGTCGCGGCTGGTGTTCCGTACACCCTCACGGACAACACCGTCTGCGATACAGGCACCTCAAAGACCATTACCGGCTCGCAGTGGGCTGCGTTCGTGATCGACGCGACGAACGCCACCACACTGACCGCAACGTGGACAGCCGGGAGTTCTGCGTCTGAGGCTGCTGCGCTGGCCTTGGCGCGTGCCATTCCGTTTGTCGCCGGTCAGGCTCGGTTGGGCATGGTAGCTGTCAACGCTCACGCGAGCGGTTTCACGGCAGGTACGGATGCACTGACGGGTGGTGCGGGTGGCAACGTCGCCACCGCCACGAATTACTATCAGTTCTTCGATCTGGTGCCTGTCACCGCGACGACTTCGGCGGCCACGCTCTCGGCCGCCAAGCCCGCGAGCGGTCCGGCAACACTGTCGGCTTCCATCGCGATCACCTCGCCTGCCGCAACGCTGTCTGCTGCTGCGGTGGACGACTTCACGGACGAACGCGGCACTCCGTGATGACTGAATCTTTCCCGGTGGCCCGGTCCGCTTCGGCGGGCCGGGTCCACGGCTTGGTGCGTCGATGATCGTCGGATCATTGGCCGCTGCCAGTTCATCCCGTCGCGAGCGGAGAGTCCGCACGGCCGGTGGTGGTGGCGAGCAACTCACCGCCCGGCTCCAGTCAGACTGGGCTGGCATCTCAAACGGAAACGACTGGACGCAACTGAGCGACGGCGGCATCTGGGACCTGCCCTCCACTAGTACTCTGTCGGACGCCGCCATCATAGACGCGCCCGGTGGTATCGGATGGCCTTGTGAGAAGGTGTGCAAGTTCGAGTCTGGCGATAGCAACTTCTTCTGCATCATCGGGACCGTGTCCCTGGGCGAGTTGGCCGTTGGCCATGCGCGCAATATCCGGTGGCTGATCGCCTACTACCTCACCGATGCCAACGACTACAACCACCACGGGACAGGCGACCGTCAGGCTACCGGGGACTCCAATTGGAACGGCTACTACTGGGGTCCGGGCGACGACGAGCATGGCGCAGCTGACCCGGACAGGTGGGGCCTATCTTGGGCGCAACTCGGTTCTGGGAATCCTAATGGCGTAGGACAGTACGGTCTTTGGGACTCCAGCCAGAACTGGCCGGCCGGCGGACCACTTCTTCGTGTTCGCGTCTATCAGTTCGAGATCCAAACCTACCGCGTCGACACCACAACCTACCGATTCCATTCTCAGATTCACGATGTGATCGTCTCGGATACGGTGCCGCTTTACACGGACGCCGACTTCCTGGACAACGTCAATCGCAGCACTTCGCTGGCTAGCAACACGCTACTGAACTGGCACGTGGTCGCCAACTCGGACGGCCTCTACACCGGGAATAACGGCCTGAACGGCGTTTACGGCGCGGGCGTCCATCACTCGGACGTCGGTTGCTGGGCCATCGTGGACGACCTCGCAGAGGGTGTGTTCATTGGCAAGTACGGCAACGTCATTGGGGAGGTACCTGTATAATGGCCGACGACATCAGACTAACGGCGGTAGGCTCTGGCTACTACCGCGTCAAAGTAAATGGCGCGTTCACGACGAGTCACACAGCAGAACGCGAGGCGATCGAAGCTGCCGAGAACTGGAAGCGCGACAATCCGGCCGATGAAGTCGAGTATATCCACGACTATCGGGTGACCGTGACTCTTGAGGGCGAGGTCGTGGTTCCTCCGCCTCCTCCGCCTCCTCCGCCGCCTCCACCTCCACCTCCCCCAGAGCCACCTCCGACAGGCTCGCTCACACCCGTGTGGTACTCGGACGATCGGACTACACCAGTGGGCACGACGGGCTCGCTCGATGGTGGCAAATGGGTGGGCATCACTGGCCTGACGAATGGCACGATCGTGGACGCACCCGCAGGCGCTCCCATGCACCATCTGCGTCGTATCGAGGGCGGCCCGCTGCGTGATGGCGCCCATATCATGACCGCGCAGAACATCGGTGAGATGGCTGTGGGTTCGACGCGCAATTGGCGCTGGTACTATGCGGCCTTCATGCCTCATGATCGCGGAGGGAATCCCGGCCAGCATCCGATCCAGGACGGCGGCGCGGTTTCGCAGAGCAACTTCTACTTCGGCGCCACACACTACGGGAGCAACCTCCAGCCTGGCGAGTGGGGCCTGCAATTCAACTTCTCGGGCACACCGTCCCCGAACTTCCGCTGGGGTCTGTGGGAGCTCGACAATTTCAACAATCAGGCGTTCAACCCGAAGCTCACGAAGGGCGTCGTCTACCGAATCGAGATCCAGTTCTTCCGAGTCTCGACCAGTCAGTTCCATGTCCACATCTGGGTCTACGATCCAGCGGGCAACCTCGTCGGCAGTGACGCGAACTTCAGGAACGAGATCGGCGTCCTGCTCTCAACTCGCCCGCTGCTGAATATCAACGTGGCCGCGAACACCGGAGTCTTAGTGGCCGGGCTTAACGGCATCTCGCCCGACACTCCGATCACGTGGCCGATCCATCACAACGATCAAGGCGCGTTCGCAATCGTGGACGGTCTGCCGGAAGGCTCACAGATCGGGGCGTACGGGCGCGCCGTGGGCGAGGTCCCGCGATAACATGGCCGAGCAACGCCTGATCGCTCCCACGGACAAAGGCGGCACCACCCTCGAGGTGGAAATGCTGGCGTCTATGGTGGACTCGGGCGTTGCTACGGTTGAGTTCACTAAGGCCGAACCCGAACTCCGTCTCAAGAAGTGGGACGCCGAGATCAACTTGGGCGTGCGCTGCAACGCAGTCGTCAGCGCGCCCGCGATCGTCGAAGATAGCAAAGTCAAATGGGTCGAGGCCGAGCAGGAGTTACACGCCTATCCCTTGATTGCCGGAAAGGGCATGGAGGATGGTGGTCTTGAAATAGAGTTGTTCCTGAAGTCGTCGCCTCCAACCAACGTCTTTGCATTTCCGCTCACCGACTGGGAAGACTTGGGCTTCTGGTATCAGGCTCCGCTTACTGACAAGGAAAAGGCGGAGGGCCACTCGCGGCCGGAGAATGTCGAGGGCAGCTTCGCGGTCTATCACAAGACCAAGAGGCACCACAAGGTAGGCGCGACGAATTACGCCACCGGCAAGGCGTTCCACATCTACCGGCCCAAGGTCATAGACGCTCTCGGGGTCGAGACGTGGGGCGAGCTGTCATACGCCGATGGCGTCCTCTCGGTCACGGTCCCGCAGGCGTTCCTCGACGCGGCCACCTATCCCGTGCTGATCGACCCGACCTTCGGATATACCACGATCGGCGGCACCACGTACAGCTCGTCCTCGTCTGCATTCACGGAGGGCACGCTGACCGAGGCGGGGGATCTGACGCTCATCAGCTTCTACTCGCAGGGTATCGGCGGCGCTGTCAACACCAAGGGCCTGCTCTACACCGACGTTGCCGATGTCGTCACGACCGTGGTGGCGGTCGGCGATCCTGTGTCCGTTCCCGATGGCGTTCTCGACTGGCGAGATAGCGCCGCTTCCGGTGCGCTCTCGGCTGGGGACTTCTACGTCGGCCACGTCGGTGAGTCCGGCGTTTCTTTCAACTATGACTCTGTGGGCGGTTTCCAGTCCCACTATGTCTGCGACACCAGCTATGCCAGCCCCGGCAACAGTCCGACCTGCACGGGCGGCTTTTCCGGTCGCTTCTCGATGTACGCGACTTACACGGCAGCAGGTGGTGGCGGCAGTCCTTGGTACCACTACAGCCAACAGTAGGGGCATATGTCTGAGCTATGGATGGATGTAGACGCCGCGCTCTCTGAGGTGCCGGTCAACCTCTCGGCGCTGATCGACAGCACGGACTTCATAACGCGCGAGGAATCAGTCGTCTACAACCAGGCTGGCCTCGACCTGCTGTGGAACTTCGTGAC